TTATTTGGTGTTCTTATATCTCCAATCCATTTTACAGGACTATATCTTCCTTTACCATCATATCCTATCAAACCAACTCTATATATTTCATCTCTGCAGAACGTTCTATATATTTGATTATAATCAGGAGCTTCCAAACCTTCATAATAATGTGGTGCTATATAAGATCTCGTTCCAAAAGTCTCTGCAGTATTGAGAGTGTCAAGAGGAAAATTTGTTGTTTCAAATTCATATTTTACATTCGGTCCTTCTCCACCAATAGTCGATCCATTAGATTGTCGAGACCATATTCCATTATAAGATGATGAAATATTATGTCCACGATTTATTGCATCTATTGTTGAAGGCAATAATGCCATACTTGCAACTGTTTCTATTGCAACTCCGGCTGCCGTATAGTGAGTCCATTGGTTACTTGTGGCAGCTGCATTATACCAGTATTCTCCATTCACTTCATAAAGATAACAAAAACGACCAAAAGTCCATCGATAAGCCCTGGCATCAAAATCAAAATCAAATTCTGACTGTGATACATTTGAAGCAAAGAGGATATTGTTTTTTGAAGTAAGTGTCTTACACTTAAAAGGATTATTCAAAAGAGTGAACTCAGCCAGACTATATGTACCGAGATTATAATTTCCTTCATCAACAACGTTTATAGAAGAAACAACTGGTAATACATTCACTATGTATATTGTTGGTTCTCCATTTAAAGTATTATAATGAATTGCAACAACTTCTATCCGATCATAATCTGTATCGATTCCGGATATTGAAAGTTTTATTCCTTTACCTGAAGAAAGAGGTTCTCCGCTTGCATCAAGTTGTTCTGCACCTTTAAATTTAACTGAATAGGCAGATGAAATAGAAGCGGTAGTAAGTGGGATCAATGGACTGGCAGGAGAGAAATTGCTTGAAGGTCCATATAACTTATAAAGTCTATACGCATACTGAACCATTCCAACTGGTATTCTTCCTGTTAACATTCCGGTAAATACAGGAGTAGAAAGATTTATATCCTGAATAATATTAAAAGAATCAGGATCAAGAAATGATCCGGTAATAGTCCCATCATCAGTAAGATATTCTGCTATATTGGCAAAACGAAAGTTATTGTAATTGTCTGTCCAGTAAATCTTTTCTATATTCTCATTCTCATAGAATGATTGTATATCTTCAATAGGATTCTGTCTCGACAAATTCAATAATCCATTATATAAAAGTTGAAAACTTGATTTGGTAATTGTATCACTGCCAAGAGGAAGTTTCCAGATCCTTCCATAAGAAGCAGTAGGTGATGCAGTATCATCATTAGTTGTAAAGACAATAGTTGAGTTTCTACATTTAATACTTCCAATGATATAATCATCTTCATATGCAGTTGAACCCGGGACTACAATATTTCCTTTTACACTTGATAGAGCCCCATTTTTAAACTGATCATTACTTATGATACGGAAGTTCCGGCAGTCAGAATAACTTTCAGGATCCCGCTTATTATATGCGGTATCCATGTCAAGTTTTCGATATGTATTCTTATAGACTCCCATTGTTAACCGTTATTGGATCCAAGATTAAGATCTTCTCTGTTCCCGAGATATGCATAAGAATAATCATGTGATGTAAGAACCGGAAGTAACCTGGTCCAGTGTCTTGTCCAAACTTCGCGGCGATCCGGTTTCATTATCCTCATTGCGTTCTGGGCACTGGCAACATACCATAACCATTCAGTCTTACTTTCTTCATATACAGTACGATCAAGTTTATTTAGTCTCCAAAGTTTATGATCCATACGAAAAGTAATAAAAGAACGAACAGCTTCAATAACTCTTTCAACGTCCGGGATCATTGGAAATCCATCATCATCAACTTTAAATGCACGATATGCAAGTTCAATTATTGCAGTTATCTCACTGATCTCAATATAATTATCCTTGATGATATATGTTAATCTACCTGTATGGTTTTCAGGAGATTGTCCACTTACTATTGGTGCACGATGAAATGAATCTGTGGCATGATCATAAACTTCTTTTGAATCATAATCTCTCACGCCGGCCGGTAGTACTTCAACAAAGTCTATTGGAAGAACTCCACGATAATCAACAATTGATATATTTGGGGTAAGAAGAGAATTGCCAGTTATCTTTTCCAGATAAAGGGCAGGAGCATGAATAAGACCAAGAGCTTTGCCGGCCCAGGATACTGCATCACCCCAATCAAGTTCATGAGCATATCCTTCATTCTGATATACTTCTTCGAGAACGTGTGTCAGAGAAACATATTTTTCAGCCATCGCGATAAGTATTAATCAACAATAAGCATTCCCATTGATGTAGCGATATCACCTAACATTCCGGAAATACCACTATCATCTTTCTTTTCTTTTTTCCCATCCTTGATTTTATCAAGAGGATTATCTTTTGAGATATAGGTTTTATAATCATTCTTATACCTATCATTCCCATCATCATCTTTCTCGGTCCATGATTTATTAATATCAATAACCCAACCATTCTCAACCTCTCTTCCACTTATTGATCTTGTAACACCATCGGCCTCTTTCGAAAAAGAAAACGTCTTCTTAGTTTCTTTCTCTGACTTGACTGCAGTTTCCTCACTCATAATAATCTATTTTTTTATCACCCTGTAAAACATTTGCAAGGTGCCGGTTATTTGAGAATGTAAAGACCATTGAATAAACACTTCTATTCTGGGCATTACTTCCTTTCTTATTCCAGTACAAAAAGAATCCGTATCCGTCTGTATGTTCATTAAGATGATACACAAGTGGTTTACCATGTATCTTCTTTAACTGAACTTTCGTTTTACCAGGATACTCCTTGGCCCATAATTCCCTTGATGCTTTCCAGTTAATACTCATATTCTTTTTATCAACTGAACCATCAGGATTAATGTGGATCTGTTTTTTAAACTTCCGAATCCTGATGTAACCAAGACGAAGAGGCATTTTAAATTCAATTGCTTCTTCGATAATCATCCTGGCAAGTTCCTGATTAAATTCCTTAAGGACGGAACTGAACTTTCCATAGTCAATGAACGCAAGACTGTCTCTTTCCTTTTTGGTAAATTTCTTTCGAAAGAATCTATATATCTCTGGCAGTCCGTTTTTTTCTTTATTCTTCATTACCTGCTACTTTTAAAGTTTCGTTCGAATCGTTAACTTTATCAGTAGGAGCATTTATTAAATACTTAAAATTATCCTCAGTAATCTGTTTGCGGATATAATTCCACATCCATTCATTCATCGGATAGTCATCGTCTTCACTATAACAGGCCGTTCCATCAACATGAGTAAAATTGGCAACTTCTTCAGGATCTACAAAGACACCACGAACACGAAGATATCTCAAATACTTAAGAAAACTTCCACTCTCCATATCCTTTGCCAGAACAAGTAATTTAAGACCATACCTGAAAGCAAAGATTATCCTGGAATTCCATTTGCCATTCCCACCGAATCGGGCCCTGTTTATATTCACATATGAGAAAGGTCTTGCAATCTTATCGACTGATCCTACTTCCAGTATACCATCTCCATTGTTTAACTCGATTACTTTTGGAATATCGTTTACTGTCTGAAGGATATGATATCCTGTAGTAAATGAAGGACACGCGCTCCTGTCCGCTACTTCAAGTTCTACACAACCAAGTGTCTGAATAATCTGTTCATCAACACTTCTTGGTTTATTCATCTCATTCCGGATCCATAATGATCGCTGATTATTAATCCAGAATTTGAGAAGTCGATCATCAAGTTTATCATCATCAAAAAGATTTAATCTTCTGATAATGAGTCTTGTCTCATATATGTATTGGTTAAATGTGGCCATTATATTATTTTTTCAAAGATTGATAAACAATAAAACCACCCTCAACAATTGATGCAGTACGCCAGATGATCTTCCATCTTCTTTCTCCTTTATACGACTTCTCAAGTACTTTGTTGTCAGAAGAAAGGTTTGTTATCATCTCTTCGTTTATTTTCAACTGGCCATAAAGACTTCCGATCTGATTATCCTTCTGAAGAATGATACCAGACTTAACCTGGTTATCCTTGGTACATAAGTTAAATCTTGTTGTAAAATCATTTACCAAACCAAGATTATAATTAAGAGACAGATGATCAGAATATATATTTTTTATCTGTGCTGCACCAAAAGGATATCGTAATGGATCGTTATTGACATTAGGGTTATAGGCAAAAATCCTTTTGTAGACCGTATCAGATGGTATTGTTTTAAGATCTGCTATCGTTTGAAGGTATTGTCCCTCTTTCCTCTTCATTCCTTCTATGACCTTATCTGAGGCCTTTTTGATACTATCTGATCTGAGGTTAGCAAGATTGATCAAATTCTGACTTTCCTGATAAGCATTTACCAGAGAATCAAGTTTGTGTTGAGCAATCTTTTTTTCCTCTTTCAATTCCTTATGATCTTTTTTAATCTGTTTATATCTATCAGACTGTACACAATTTGAGACAAACGAAAGAATCAACAAGAGAATACCTAACCCAATAAGTATTCTCTTAATTAATTTCCAATTCTGTTTTAACCAAGCAAGAAATTGTGTTTTCATTTTATCTTCTTATTATAATAGAATCTTTGTCAGCATCATACCAAGTCCAAAATCTTCTTCCATAACCAGTCATCGCATGCCCTTTAGCCGTCCAGGTAAGCATTGTTTTTTTGTAATAAGTGCTGTCTTCATAAACATTTCTGAGATTGGGATATAAAGATTCTGGAAATACATTAGTGTCGGCAATTTGTTTATCTATCATTTCCTGTTGAAATGCGATTAACTTATCTCCATAATCATAAATATCTCCAATCTGTTCCATCTGTACTGCAAGAAGATCCGGAGCAATTGTAAAGGTTGGTTTTATCGTATCAAGAAGAGTAACAGTAAATGCAACCTGTCTGAAGTTTCCTGAAGCATCAGTCGCCTTTAAAACTACATTAGCAACCTTATTGGTTGCAGTAAGAATAAATCCTGGAACCGGGATCTGGGTAAATGACGAAATCTCACAGTTATCTGAAGCTGTTATCTTCAATCTGTAATCAGGAAGTGGTGTAGTGCATCCGGATCCAGCGTATATTTTTTGTGGCGGTATCTGGGAAAGTATGCAACCACACCCACTTAGGAGTGTGGCGCATAGTAAGATTAAAATTTTTTTCATTACTTATCAGGTGTAAGAAGTTCTCCCTGGTTGTTTGTTACCAGGTTCTTAAGAAGATATGTGATAAAAGCTGCAGTTGCAACCCATCCGCATTTAATAAGAACCTGTTTCCAGTCAAATATAGACGAATCAGCAACAACAGATTGAAGAAAGATAAGTACTGCAGTACCAACAGAAACAATGAGACCCTTAAAGAAGTCTCTCAAATTGAATGTTAAAAATTTTGATCTTTTCATTTTAATAAATGTTAATGATTAGTAAGAATTTAAGTTTATTTCATTTGCCCAGTCAACAATGATCTGAGCATATTTTAATTGCACATCTGGATTCCTGAGTAATTTCCAATCAGGATAATAATCAAAGAAAAGAAATTCTGGAAGAATCCATGGCGAAAGAGTATTCTTAACCATATAGAACTTTGCTTCTTTATCAGGATCTCCATCTGAATCATCTGTTCTCATCTTCATAGTAGGAAATCCTGACTTAACACGATTGAATAACATGGTTGCAAATACATCACTTTGATTTTGTCCTTCTCCTGTATATATTTCAAATCCAGAACCACCGCCGGCATTTGAATGAATTGATATTCCAACACAGTTTTTTATTCCATAGAAATTTGAAAGGTCATTAGCATAGTTTACTCTGAGCGACATAGGAAGATCAAGTTCAGAAGGACAGATGTTGATACATTGAATTCCTCTGGCTTTCATTATATCAATAATTGTAATAGCAATATATCTATTTATTACACCTTCATAAGCAGTAACACCATCCTGGTGTTTGAAGAATTTAACATCTATTGGATCGGTCATATATTTCCCTCCGATCATACCACCATGTCCTGGATCAATAAGAAATATTTTTTTCATTTTTTTCCGCCTCTGGTTATATTTGTATATCCTCCACGTTGCTGGATGAAATTATTTAACATCGTCTTTTGAAAGTCAATATATTTTTCATTAATCTCTTTCACTCTTTGCTTATCCCCGTTTATTGTTGAAACGATTTCCTGAGTCTGATAATTCTGATTTTTTAATAACCCTTCGAGAAACATTGTAGGTATATAATCCTTACTTACAAAGTCAACAGATTTTTGTAAACTTTCTACTTGATTTTTTGTAGCCCCGAAACTTACAAACTGAATTGCTCCTGCACCAAGTATCACAATGATTAATCCATAGATGACTTTCATCAGGCTTAAATACCGATCATCCATCTTTTTACAATATTGCTCTACTATTGATTTTTCCTGTTCACTCATATTTCATGTGTTTTTTCAATTCCGTTCACTACTTACACTCGGCTTAAAAACCTTTTTTCAACTCTACTGTTCATTCATTTTTTCTTGAGTTGCACTTCATAACCACTTAAATTGTATCTAATCCAAATTTTGTAGCTAAGTAGTTATATATAGCTGTCTGATCGTCTGCTCCGTCTGATATTTTTCTTATAATAAGTGCCTTGACGCAAATATTAGCAGCCCCCGTACCTATATATGTACCCCCTAACACAAACCCATCTGGTTCATTATTATTATTCGTTCCTGTTGCCTTCGCCGTATTATCTACTTGTAAACTTGAAGAAGCCCCGTTATATATTGCCCTGACAATACCCCATGTGTCAACTGCTAAATTATCATTGATTACATTTTGAGTCCAAACGGAAAATGAGGCTAACCTTGGAGTAGATGTAACTTGTGTTAATCCGCATCTATTTGACGCACCATTGCCGTCCCACAACACATCACCAGAAGCCCACGCTACCTGCTTTATGACAGCATATATCATCATTGGCTGTTTTAAATCAAATGCATCACACTTCATATAATCATTGAAGCCATCAAAATAAACACCATCTTCAGTCCACAGAGGGCGGTTACCTACCCCGCTAAGTAAATGATGGTCAAGCCCCGATTTATCACCCCATGCAGAAACAACATCTGCTACTGATGTTATATTATTATTCATGTCAAACCATCCAACGGTATTACCATCATCGAGAATTGCCGGATAACTATCAGCAATATTATTTGCAACTGCCTGATCTGTGAAGGTTGCTAATGCAGCTCCCCATAAATCTCTAAGATAATTAACTGCTGGTTTGGTATAATCAACGGTTATTACATCGCCATAGGCATAAGCAACTGATACAGTCAGCGTAACCACAGCATCAACCACTGTTACACTTGTTATTGTTTTTCCTGCTAAAGCGAAGTCGGTTGTTGCAGGTACATAACTCTCATTGCAATTTTCATTTAATGTAATTACAACCTTATCTTTATTTACATTCTCGACAGTAGCTGTAGATATTGTGGGAATAGGATAAAAAACTCCATTTATACCAAACCCTCTTGCACCTAATCCACTTCCCGAAAGAGCCAAATCTGGTCGTCCTGAATTATTAACCAAATCAGTAAAAACAAAGTTTTGGCATTTTTCAATGACCACAGCAACTCCCGTAACCCCACAAGCCTCAACGGTAACATTATCGAATGTACAATCTTTCAACGACTCTAATGTAGGTGGCGTTGTATAGTACCCACTTAGTCCTACGTGAAGAAAAGCTAAACATGAACGTACCTTATAATTACTAACTGCAATATTATAAGTCCTATTACCATCTGCCGATTCACCTAAAAATCTGATACCATAAAAAAGAGTTTCAAATATATCAATATCATCTACTGTAATATCGTGAACACTTCCAACATCCCAATCAGTTAAAGGATAAAACATTCCTACATGCTGATCATTAAAAATTCCAATTACATCATCTTCAGTCTTCCCTTTTATATGACTTATAGCAATATTATTACTCCCGATTAAAATGTCTATACCGTCTTTATTTGACTCATCTGCATTAAGATATGTCCAGTTGAAATATATATCTTTAATAACTCCATTTGTAGCTTTCTGAGGTACTAAACACCAATGGAAATAGTCAATAAAGTTTATGCCAGATATTTCAAAACCATCTACATTAACCATTGGAATAGTCCAATAACGATAGCAATTAACACCAGGGGTAGGTGACCATCCCACTGGCCCATAAGTTGAATAAGAAACACCCCCAACATAATCATCATTATTTACTGAATTAGAATCAAGGCAGAAATTGCCCTGCCCTATAATTTTTGTATTAACATTGCCGTCATCAAAATCTTTATTACGAATAATATTATCCAAACTTTGTGTACCCATTAAAATCTTACAGTTCTTACCAAAAAGAGTTCTATTGCTTGGTATTTTTATACTTTCTGTTAGTAAATAAATACCTGCCGACAAATAAACATTCCCAGTTAATAAAGCTGCGTTAATTATTGCTGTGTTATCCGTTACCCCATCACCTACAACTCCCGCTGTCCTATTATGAGTATAATAAGGGATCACATTAAGATCATCAGTATCTCTTATAAATATATCTCGTAATGTCGATTTTGATGTGTAATCTACATGGGTTGTTCCCTTAGTTGACATAAACAAAGAAACGTCCCCTATATCCCACGTTTGTTCTACTCCCTGCTGAACCCAAACATCATTTAAAAGAGCATAAAGATTTATTTTATGAGAAGCATCAATAGTTATTTTAAAAATGCCTAAGTCTTTGATGGTAGTAGCAACTTTATATCTTTCCGTACTTGCTGTGAATATTCTGAATGTCAGTACTGATTCATCGCCGGTAGCGTCCCTTAAAAGTTCACAACCAGCCGTATTTGCTGCGTTAATTAAACCTGCCCTTCGATAACTGATAGGGTAACCTGCGCATGGAACATCAAGATGAGAGAATACCCAACAACCTGACGCCCTTGAATCAAAGGTCTTAATGTTATTTGAATAGACAGTAGATCCTATGGCATTAAGGGTGTACATATTAATCCCCTTCAAACTTTCAAATTCAGCAACAGTAGTCTCAGGATTAGTAACTACCCATTTATCTAACCCTGAATCACCAAAGTCATATATTCGTTGCGTCCAGTAATGAGTCCACGAACTACCAGAGGAAGAACCAAGTCGATTAATACCAATTTTTGTATTTATACCTGGCATAATTTATATATTTTGATAGAAAACCCAAAATGATCCAGCACGAAGTTGAATATGACTAACCGGATTATCAAAAAGAATCCATTTACTATTATCAATATCAACTCCACCAGATGCAGCTGTAGTATCTGTCTTTGATATGTAACTTAATCCACTTGCTCCTGTTACATCAACAATATCTGCAGAAGTACCAAGATTAGATCTTATTTCTCTTATCATTTCAATTTGAGATCCATCTTCATTTGATATTACTCCACGAATCTTTCCTTTTCTTGCTTTAAAACTTCCTGTTCCTGTTACAAGATCACATCCAATTCCTCCTTGAAGAATCTGTAATGCATTAAATTCATTTTGTTCCATTGAAGTATGTATTAAGTATTATATTTTTCAAGTTGCCTATAAGCATCATCAATAATATCTTGTATATCCTGAATTGTAAGAACATTATAATATTCTGTAACCTGTATATCTCCTTTCACTTCAAATTTATAGAGAAGATCTATATACTTTGAAACAAGAATGTTTTTCTTGTTAAGTTCTTTCAGATACATGAAGTTTCCTGTACCATATGCAAAACTCTTTGCAACATCGAGTCCAAGTCTTCCATGAAGAACCTGAATAGCAGCAATGTCATTATTTAACTGTGTTTGATCTAAGGCTTGCATTGATATAAAGATTTTCTTTCGTTAAACCATCAAGAACATATTCGATATCATTATCTTCAGAAATCCATTTTAAAACAAGTTCTCTTTCGGCTACCGGATTATGGTGTGAAGAAGGTTTTACTTTTTCATCTTTAAAATAATGACTCTTCTCTGTTTGGAAAAAAGTAAATCCTGATAGAACAATCTTTTTAAATCCAAGCCACCTTGCAATAGCAATTCCCATTATACCAACTGTAGGGAATGCATTTATATTTCCGGTAACATCTTTAAAGACATTTGCAAAGGCATCATTGTCACCATACATCATGACATTACATCCTTTACGAATCAAATTGTTACCATTCTCAAACCAGTACTTATGCATCATCTTTGCATCAGAATATTGCTGATACATTATATCGGAAATAGGAAGAACACCAAGAATAGGATAATCAACTTTCTCTTCCGGGATGATCTCAAAATAAAGACTTGAAATATTAAGATCTGTTTTTGTTCCAATCTCTTTTGGTCCAATCTTGAAATTATTACACCTCATTACAAAACATTCATCAATCTGTTTTGATAGATCAGACCAGAATGGACCATTGCCAATCACTGCACATCCCTTATGACCATTAATAGTTTTTAACAATTCCTGTCGAATGATATCAGTATACTGAGTATTCTTTTCACTTATTTTAACACTCTCTTTGAATCTCCTGGATGCCTGATGATGTGTTATTACAGGATCATCACACATGAGATATTTGATATCAGAAACATTAATATAATCAACTGGAAGATCTGTTATTACTATTCCTGGAACAGGATCATTATCTATTACATACTGAAAGTTTATTGCATCAGGATTGTTATTCTGAGAATTAAGATTGATCCATTTATCAAGTACTTCCCTTGTTGGTGTATTATTCCTGAAGAACATTGTTCCTGTCATTTTCTCATTCCACTCTTTAAGTAAATGAAATGATATGTCACAGTTAAGATGATAGAAGAATTCAGGATGTTTATTAACCACAGCATCGGCATCAAGCCAGACAATATCTTTTTTGTATTTATCCATAACCATCTTGATGATGTGTGGTTTCATCTGAGTATTTTTCTCCCAGGATCCCATATTACGAACTCCAACAAATTCATACGGAAGACCAAGATCATCAAGAGTCTTTTTAAGATTCTTAATCTCTTCTTCATATGGAGTTTCTACAGTAAACATACTCACATAGATGATATCATTTTTCCCAGAAACTTTTCCTTCAATTTTCTGTTGAATAAAGTTAAGGTTCTGTTCATTCTGTTTCTGTATATATTCCGGAACTCTTGGATTGTTTTTAACCTTCAAAGCATGTTCTTCAGCCTTTTTATAATTACCAGTCCAGTAATGACATATCGCCAATTCAAAATCAGCAAGCATAGTCTGGTTGTTAGCATGGATGAAGAGTTTATCTTTTGAAGGATATGGCATATTAAGAACTTCCTGCATTATGATCTTCGCAAAATTATATTTCTTCTGTTCGCGATAAATCATTCCAAGCATGTAAAGAGCTTCAAATCTTGATGGTCGATATGAATAAGCTTCGATCATCTGGAAAATGGCATTATTAAAGTTTTTAAGATGATATTGCATTACCCCTATCTGGTATAAGGAATAGTATACTTCTTCTTCCCAACCACCTCGTTTTGCCCTTTCCTCATAATATTTGATAGCCTTATCATATTCTTTTAGATTGGCATATGTCTGAGCCAGATAGAAATAGTTCCTTGTATCAGATGGATTATCAAGAATTGCTTTTTCCAAAAGATCCCTATCTCTGGTAAGTTTCTCATGTCTGGTTCCACCATCTGCATGATGGATGATCTTTATATCAGGTAATTCCGGACTTTCTCCACAACTATCAGAATATATATATTCGTGAGTTACTCCGATATATCTCCATTTTTTATTACCTGAAACTAAAAGGATCTGAGCATAATCAAGATCACCAAGATATCTGAGATGATACCAATCATAAATTAATTTGGTTTTATCAAGAGTCTCTGATACAACAAATTCAAAATCAGCATCAGCAAGTAAAAGATAATCTGATTTACCAAAGGCAAGATCCATAAGTTCAGACCTGTTGGCACCAAAATTAACCCATGGACGAGAATGTAGTTCTCCTTTAATACCTGCTTTTTCCATTTTCTCTACGATGATTTTTAGAGTTTCATCAGTAGATCCTGTATCAATAATTACATAATAATCGATAAATGATTTACAACTATCAATTAGTCTTGCAATTACTTTGGCTTCCTGCCGTACTATTGCACAAAGGCATATTGTTTTCTTATCTGACATCTCCTTTGGCATTTTCTCCGTAATCAACCAGGAATAATATAGCATCCATTTCTTCCTGGGTTATATCTTTTGGTACTTCAGTGTATTTTATCATCCTGAACTTAAATTCACCAAGTTCTTCTTCAAGGTATTCTTCCCAATATTTACGTTCCTTTTCGTCCTGTTCAAGAATAAGTTCCCTGTTTGCAGTTTCAAGTTCTGCAAGTGATTTGCGGAATTCACTCTGAGGATCTTCACTATTTAGTATATCATAGAACATCATGTTACTTCTGGCCGGTGAATTACCAGGTTTCATTTTCGGTCTTCCAAGATGGTCTTTTGTGGCATGTTTCTTTTTAAGTTCCTCAATCTTTTTAAGATAGTCAAGAAATGCAGGTGAGTATTCTTTCTGTTTCTCCATTTCTGCAATCTTTTCCTGTACTTTCTTTTTGTTATCTGCTATTACAAAAGTGAAAGTTTTTCCTGGTTGTTTAGCCTGGTACAGTTTTTTCTCGATGTCATAAAGTTCTTTTCGTTTCATTTTTTCTGTCATTTAAATTTATACTTTGTTGTCTCCATCCATCAAAGTTATGAATTATTTATTTAATTACTTATTACTAAATCATCACAAAGTTTTGCAGCACTATTTGTATGTCCTGCCTGATTAATTATTGCTGTTGTATTTGCTTGTCCCGTGCCTATTGCAGTACCTGTTGTCCCGATTGCAATATTATCTATATTACTCCATTTCTGACTTATACTTTGATCTAAAGGTGCTGATTCCAAATAATCATTGCCTGATTTCCAAAAAATCCATCCCCCGGCAGGCCCCATATCACGTAAATTATAATTGATAGTTGAAGTAAACGCGCGGCAAGCACGAACAAAGAAAATTACATCTTTATTCCACGGATCAAGATCTCCTGAATAAAAATTCAGTCCATATGCACTCCAAAGATCTTCTTCCGAAGAACTCCAATAAATATATGGTGAATTTATATGGAAATTACCTAATCCATATAAATGTAATTGTGTGTACATTTCACTTAATTCATCTTTTGAAGGCAAGAACCAATCATTATATATCGATTCCCCAAGTAATGATCTAAAAAAACAATTTCTTCTCATAATTATTGAGTATATGGACCACCTTTATTCCAATAATAACCAGTACCATCATATAAAAATGAAATTATATTTCTATGATTAGGACCTGTTGATAAAACCATAAGATCAAAATAATTTGTGCCGGTAAATGATAATACATGTCCACCTGTTGCATCTTGAATAACAATTAAATTTCCCTGATCACCACTTTCAATATTTGATATTATAAGAGTGCAATTCTGAACAATAAACAATTTAGCATTATAAGTTGTTTGCATATTCCAATGAATTCCTGCTGTAGAATTATTAAGTATTACAAATGTTTTTGGTGCTTCTGCTGGTCCTGCCTGTCCTGTTGATCCGGTTATTCCAGTAGGACCTGTAGCTCCTGTAGGGCCAACCGGACCTATTGGGCCTGTTACTCCTGCACCAGTAACTCCCGTAGCACCAGTAACACCTGTAACACCATAACCAATAGCTCCTGTAGGACCGGTTACTCCTGCACCGGTAGGACCAATAGGACCGGTTGCTCCGGGAGAATATGCACCACCATAAAGATTTATTATCCAGTCTGAATATGTTCCCGATCCGGTATGGTTAACACTTATCATAGATAATTCTCCGGATGCAGCTGTATAATTTACTACAGTAGCCCGGAATAAGTTGTTTATATCATAGGCAACAACTATATCCTGGCCAAGAGTAAATGCTCTTCCAGTAGAACATACAATGTCAATTCCTGTTGGGTGTGAAGATGGTATCGCAATTGTACCAGTAGAAATAGATGCGAATCGATCAGCATAACCAGTAGGTCCGCGATATCCTGTCGGACCTTGTGATCCTGTAGGTCCAAGTGCTGTAGAATCTGCACCAATAGGCCCTGTAGGTCCTACTGGTCCTGCAAGACCTGTTGGACCAGTTGGTCCTGAATCACCGGTAGGGCCGGTAATTCCTGTTGGGCCGGTTGGTCCCGGGATAATAGATGATGCTCCTGTTGGGCCGGTTGAACCATCATTACCAGTTGGACCCGTAGGTCCTGTAATACCTATTAATCCTGTTGGTCCTGTTTCTCCAATACTTCCAGTGGCACCTGAAGGACCAACCGATCCAGTAGGGCCAGTAGTCCCTGTAATAGAAGATCCGGTAGCTCCTGTAGGGCCAACCGGACCTGTAGGACCACGTAAACCAGATGGTCCTGTAGCGTTATCAGAACTACCAGGTGCTGAAGGAGAAACAATGATGATATTTTTCTTATCATCTCTTGCCGGTTCCACGTAAACAACACCACCTGTTATACTTGGAGAGGGTCCTAAAAATTGTGCACCAGTAGCCATTATAGATTTGGATCAACATCATTATAATCAAGTATCTGATAGATCTCTGCCTGTATTGCAGTAAGAGCTGAAATATTGGAAGAAGAAATTGCACTCTTTAATGATTGAAGAAGAGCCCATGCAGTATTGGCATCATCCTGATATTTCTTTCGGGTTTCTCCGGGAACCATTCTTGCAAGATTGGCATACATCTTATCAACACCAGCTTCTGCTATGCAGTATACATAAGGATAGAAAGTACTTTTATATTCCCTCGTTCCTGTACATGAACCATCATCTGCAACCCATGTTCCGGTAAAATAAAACTGACTGGCCGATAACCTGGTTACATAATGTTCACCATTGTAACTTGTACTTCCAGTTATATCGACATACATTCCTGTAACAAGAGCATGAGCTGCAGCTGTAACAAGTACTGTACCAACAATTGTCGATCCATAGTTTGCAAAGGCCGTAATAGCAAAATCAGTGGTTTTTAACTTATAGACAATATTGTGAAGACCATCTTCACTTGTCCCGGTAAGATCATTAAACCACCATGATCCTGTTACTGCAGGAGTAGGAATTTGACTTAGGATGTCATACTCTTCTGATGCGACACCACCAGGAGTAATAATCTGAATGATTGCTGAAGTGAGTGTGGCCGGACTTAATCCTGCAACTCCACTCCATTTTGTACCATCGCCTGTATCAACACCTGTCTTGTCCTGGATGCTGAATTTTGTACAGCGGGTAACTACCTTGAGATCAAGATCTGGCGTAAACATGGCTTATCTGTTTTATAAATTAATAATAAATTCAAAAAAGGGGGAAGTGAATATACTTCCGCCTTCCCCCATTTTGAAATATGCAGATAAGCGGTTTATACTGCTATCGAAATAGTCTGAGTAGTATAAGCTGCCAGAACATCGCAAATGATATCAGGTGCCTCAGTTGTGGAGAATCCTGTTTCGAAAGCCAGAAGAAGTTGTTTCAGCCTTCTCGGGGTTCCACCAACACCACCAGTTGAATGATCTCCGTAATAGGTGATCGATATCTGGTCATATGTCTTCCCTGAAGTAGCAAGTGCCCTTGCTGCTGTCCACATGAAGTCACCAGGATAAGGATTACCATCATTGCCAAGAAGACCCCATTCCAGTTCTGCGATCTGTTCGTAATTCCCCTGGCCAAGAGTCATCTTGGTTGAATATGTAACAGGAGTAGTTCCGAAAGATGATGCAGAATCAAGACCTACCTCAAATGCAACTTTTGTCCACGGTCCTTTTCCTACAGTGAATGCCCTTGCAACGCCGGAGAGTTTTATACCAAGATTTGCAGTTGCCATCTTAGCAGCTGTAAGAACACCGGCCGGAACAAGAGCAACTGCAACTGCAGACATGCTTTCTTCTTCAATAGGCCGGTCAACCTTGAATACGGTTGTCGATGTCAGTTCTGTAACCTTGTAAATACCATCAGTTACAAGACATCCTTTGGTTGTAGTATCGTCAGAAAGACGAACATAATCACCAACGGCAAGTGCGCTTGATCCACCTGTAGCACCATAATTGGTATTTGTTGCTACTGTGACATACTGTTCTCCTTTAACAAAGGTTATTGCATGTGCAAATCCTGCTGTAGCTGCGTATGCAACATCACAAACCAGTTCTGCCTGAATCGGGGGAACTGCCTGTCTGCGAAGTGTACGACTGAGAGACTGGACAAGACCAAGAGCAACCTCAAGTTGTGTTGCCGAAGCATCGCTCTTGAAAGGAGCATTCAGTATCAGTTCCTGACCTTGACCTGTATTATCCTGTTCTTTAAGGCTCAGACGGATGACATACAGTTTACTGTTTGCCACTTCAATTTCTCCGGATGTACCGTTATATCCGATATAAGTAACCTGTTCGGCATCGGCAACGTCAACCTGCGATTTTACTGCAAGGATGTTTCCCTGTTTGATCAGATCACTGGTGATTATGTCAGTACCATTCCGAAGAACAATCTTGATCCCGGATTCTGCAACGATATCATCCGTGAGGACAGATGTTGCACTTAGTACTTTCATGTGAGCATTAACAACGGCCATCTCTCCATCTATTAAACTGGCATAACTGGAAATTGTTCCGTTTACGGCAGTAGTAGGAGTAGTTGCTCCAACATCTTTGCCGATCATCAATTGCATTACATCATTCTGTGTCATGTCTTTTTTTGTTTAAAATTAATAATTAGGTTAACTCATTTTCAGAAGTCCAGAGATGACCTTTGTATTTTCTTTCGCCTTTGATGGCCCCAACAATATTTGGTTTGTTAAAGCCTTCAGCTACGGCTTGTTCAATCGAGTCAAATACTTTAACTACCTCTTTAGTGTCGGGATCCAGAAGGGAAATTTTACCAAAGCCAACTTTCAAGTCTTCTTTAGCCTTTTCAGGAATAGGTTCTATTCCTGATTTAGCTTTTTCTCTTGCAAGAAGTGCTCTTTTTTTCATTCTGTAACTTTTTTTGGTTCAACACTTTTACTTAATTGTGATATCATAGTAAGGGCGATTGCTATAGCCCTGTCAACTATTTCTTCATGTACATTAGGATGCAGTTCACAATCTACCCCGGTATTGATATTAATCGTTGCTGGTTTCCTTAGATACCTCAGATTATAAGAACTGATAGTATGTCCTAACTGATGAATAAGTTCATGTTTCTTTGTTCCTGTAACACCATAATCCATTCTCCATATAAGTTTCTTGTATGGTTTTCCAAATGGATTATTGATATTCAGATTATATTCATCGTGTCTTATTGGAAGAACATTTGCAACTCCTGTTACGCTATCAGTATTACAATCTACATATCCTACCACACACATTTCCCTGATAGAATAAAGATAATCTGTTGGAAGAGATACAAACTGACCGTTGGGATGAAGAGCTGCATCTGCAGTGACAAAACTTGTCGAAACGAAACTCTTTATAAGATTTCCTATCTCGAGTCTTGTCTTCTCATCTGATTCAAAGAACGTATTTCCTTTCCCGTCTTTATTAGAGTACCTGTCATTTATAAGATCATCCTGGGCACGATTAAGGAACATAGCAACATCTGTCGATGTAAAAACCTTGTCGACTGAATGAAACTGATTAAGTTTCAATTCAAAGAGATATTGCATTTCCTGTGCTGTCACGATCTATTATTTATCAGGTACAATAGTTGTAGGCGCTCCCAGGGAACTCCATGTTTTAACAATCCACCGGGCATATGTTTGTTTTACTGCTTCAAAAAATGCAACCCCGGTACCGCCATTAACTTTCAATTCATTACCTCCGGTAACTCCATTGATATATTTCGTTGCAGAAATATCAGTTGGGTTAACTCTTAATTCACATCCGGTATTAACAAGGGAACCACTGATCTGAGCTCCGGTAGGAACACTCGAAAGAAGTGGAAGAGAAATAATGTGATTTGCATTTGTTGAAGTGATGATCACATGTTGTTCTATTGACGATATGATTGCTGCACCAACACCGGTAGCATTTGCGGTAATGGCATTTGTTGCCCTTACCTTACCATCTTTAATAAGAACACCCTCAACAGTCACACCACTACCAGAAGTATATTCATCGACAGTATCGAGTTTCGATGTCCCAAGACTTGGAAACATAGCAAGGGCCCATGTGATTAATGTATTCCAAAAACCAGCTTTTACCGGTTGTCCATTATCTGGATCGGCATTATACTTATTAAAGTTAGTCCGATCAATTGTTTCAGGTGCTCCCATGATTTTTTAATTTTTAGGTATGAGTTTAAATTTCGCTTCTTCAAGAAATAATGATACGGCAAGATCAACAAACATATCATGTAGATGTGCCGGGAAATCAGGTGTATTGGTATATCCCCAGGGATAACCGACAACAATAGGTTCATCAGAATATGTGATAGTATTATATCCTGCCACTTTTAAAATCTTTTCTCCTGCTTTATAAGTAACAGGAGTTCCACCGGAATCAACATATGTGAGTCTCGATTTTGAAAGAAAATACGATGCATTGGCTATTGCAGTAATAGAAAGAGATCCAGTACCTACACCTGCCAGTTCTGCATAACTGAAATCAAGCTTATAAGGTTTCCTGAGATATGTAAGAATTCCTGCTACAAGTGTGGTTGTGTAAGCATCACCGATTAACATAAGATAATAAGGATCTTCCCAGACTACAATCGGTTTAGGATACATAACCTTATTTGCAGTATTGCTTACAATTTTCTCAGCTTGCCGGCGTGATACAAATTCAGCAAATACATTTTGTGCCGACATAGGATATACTTCTGTTCTTGTTACTGTACAGGAAAGACTCACAGGAATAAGTACATCATCAGGTGTACGATAACGATGTCCTCTTGTTGCCCAGTTATGTTCGATAAGATCTTTCGATGCTGTAAGGGCTCCGTTTGCCTTTAAAAGATTATGAAGTTCGTCAAGATTATTATCGATCATAACAAGACGATGTTGAAATGAAGGAAGGGCAATATATTTTTTCTCGATGTATTTGTCAATTGCTTTATTGAGATAATTACATATCTCAAAAGTATCAGGTCTCTGAGTAACTTCAAACGCAGGATTAGTGTCCTGTATCTTCTGTTGAAATAATATTTGAAGTTCTGTAAGGTTCATTAGTTCGATTTAATTTTTTCTTCCTGAACACTTGTCTGCCATCTGGGATCCTGTATTGCCTGTAGTGCCTGACGTACT